CCTTGATTCATCCCCACACGATGCAAATGCCGTCCATGAATGGCAATCAATATTAATCAGTTATTAGAAGCGTAGAGCATTGAAGGGGGATAAGTGAAGGTATTGAACGAATACCCAACGCATCACTACATGGAAGAGTATTGCTTGGATGCTCTTTATTGTCCTGATTGTGGAAAGCAGCAAATATGGGCCGAGCAGTCGCCAGGAGATTATTATTGTGGCCCTATTTATCTTTGTGCCGCTTGCGGATGCAATTTTACGATTCAAGGCCCACACCATGATGCCAACGATAAACGTATTGATCAGATTAGAAGTGGCATTACGGCCACGCCAACAACGCCCGTCGGTCACTAAGTGGTTCTCACCGTCGAATTCTTGACAATCCCATAACTTGCTTTATGATTTAGTGATGCTCTGCAAGAACTGCGGCAAGCAGCATTCATATCCCCATGAGAATGGCTGTCAGTTCTGTGAAGAGACAAGGCCGCATCATCATTTATGGTCATGTGAAGGGCAAAAGACAATATTAGAAGAATGCATCCAGGTTACTAGCAACCGTCGGACAATGGAGCTAAAGTACAAAGCATCGTAGGGGGCCATCGAATACCATTAAAAGGTACATGGGCCGAACTCCACAGACGCAAACGCTAGCCATCCTAATCCAATTAACAAAGACTTTTACTTAATAAAGTCTTTAATACCTCACTGCCTGTAAGGCTCGCAGCTGTAGCAACGCGCAAGCTGCCATAGACTCACCACATCGCCATTCACAAAGCCTCTCGTCGCCGTTCTTGACTTTCAGGCCATTACGGATATAGTGAACGTCATGACCTGGCCTAAAAATACGGGAGGGGGAAGTAGCTTCCAAACGTGTGACGATCTGGGTTATCATCGACTCGGCGCTCACGTTAAATTCATCAACGATAAAGACCGCATCTTCGTAAGATCCTGTAGACGATGTACGTTCACCTACGTCGCTCAAATTCAAATCGTCGAAGATAATCACACCCTCAAAGCTAAAATCGTACAGCTAACGCCAGACGATGTTCAAATCAAGAACAGGACCGATACGGAAGAATAATGAGGCACATCAAAAATAGGGGAGTTTTGATGCTTCGCCAGATGTCCGTCGAACCTCCCAAATCTTCACTTCAACGACCCAAAAGACCCAATGATAATTAGCACTCGAACATATATCTACAAATCAACACGTTTTGATAGTGCAAACTCGTATGACCTTCATGACATTCACCACGTCGACGATAAAATTGATATGAAATATAATCAACGTTATCCCCCCGATGATAATTAGCACTCGTCCCACACCACCGATCCACCACACACCTAGACGATTAGAACGTATTGATTATTAGGTATGAAAAGCGGAAAGAATGCTTATGGAAATCCAGGAAAAAAGCTCCAGGCCGGGGCTGATAATAATTATCAAGTCACCTTCCCCGACTGCGTACAATTTTAAAGCTCCAAAGAAGTTAAAGGCCGGATGATTTTTTTTAGACTTTTAGGTTCTAGGATTCTCCAGTGACTGATTTAGAGCGGCAGGAAGCGATACGCAAGTTTATGGAGGAGTATAAGCAGCCGGAAGCAGTGGGAAAGATGACGGGGTATTACGATGTGGCGAAGGATTGTTATGTGGAGCTGAAGAAATGACGGACAAAGAAATCAAGGATACTTATCCCGCCGTTGGGTATAACTACAGCGCTGAGGGAGAAATGCCTTCTACGGAGCAGATGATAAACGAAGCCGTGGCGCGGAAGTTGGGGTGGACACAAATTCAAAAGAAGATGCGTAATGGACATCCATCCGATCAGATAGAAGGAGTACGGCCTCCGTCAGAAGGTCCAAGATGCCCAATGTTTACCGACATCCCCGATTACTGCCATTCCATCGAAGCGGCGTGGGAGATTGTGGAGCATCTACATAAAGAAATGAAAGGATCGTTTCGTTGGGATTTTGTTTTAGAGCGCAGCGATAGGGCGTGGCGATGTGGAGTCTTTGATGTGGAGGATATCGAAGCCGACACCGCCCCCATGGCGATCTGCCTCGCGTTCTTGCAATTATCTGAAATCAAAGTAGAATCCCAAGCATGACGCAAGCCGAAGTTTTAAAAGAGTTGGACACGTTAAATGATCTGACGAATTCAATAGGGCGTGCCATGATTGTCAATATTCGTGCATGGGTCGCAGCAGCCAATGAAACGCTGCCCGTCGTCGTCCTTCCCACCATTAAAGCGCAGCCGGAAATAGTGCCATCTCCGCCACCCATGAAAAAGCCTTCCATTGTTAAACGCGCCGTAAAGAAGGTTTTAAAGCGGAAATGACGACCGAGTTATACAACGCTCTCGAACCTAAAGAGAAAGCGTTCTTTGATGCTCTCATCACGATGTACAAAGAGATGTGCAAAACTAACCTCTTACTAGAAGCCATTCTTAAAAACGACTAACCCCTCGTCGAATTCTTGACAATCTAGAAACGTCGCATATACTTTTCTCAAGCGTTATGGCTGGCAAAACAATTTTGCCGGTGCGTAGCGTTTTTTTATTGGTTCCCATTTAGTCCAACCATAACGCTACGGACACTGGCCGGGGGTCGAAAGATCCCCGCCATGTTTTGTGAGTGATCCCCTAAAGACTCGGCAGCTTCAGTCTCTCGGCAATACCGACGCTACCCGTGTCGCTATTGTGGGAAAATCCGTATTTGATCCCCTGCTTTTCGCTCGAAAGATGGTCAGTTTCTCTCGCCGCCAATATTTGTTCCTCAATGCGTACCGCCTAGGAACCCCTCTCGCGGAAGCCGCGCAGAAAGCCGGAATGACCGTCTCAAGCGCCGAACGGTTTTTAAACCGTCCGTCGACAAGAGCCTGGATGGAAAACAGAGTGAGTCAGGACCAAATCAAACAGGAATGGCATGAAACCAGTAAATGGTGGGAAATGGGCCATGAAGTTTTGGAGGGGAAACGACATCTTTCTAAAGATCAGCAGGTCGTTTATTTAGAGTTCGGTAAGCGCGTTTGTCCTGAAATCAAATCTCATCCTGAAGCCAATAAAGGCCCCACAATCAACTTTAACTTTAGCGCCGAGGCCGTCAAAGAAGCCTTTGACCGGCAGAACGTTATTGATGCGGAAGTGTCCAAATGAGTGAAGCGTCCAATCGCATGGCGCAAGCCTTATTGCAATCGCAGGCCGTGCCGCCTCCGCCGAATCCTTACGCTCTCAATGAACCGCTAGAACAGGCGGTCCAGCCTCAAAGCCCGCCGATCCATCCTATCGTCGATGCCATTATGCGCCACATGGGCCTCTTGAGCATGATTCGCAATCAGCGCAATCAGGGAATTGTAAATCCAGAGGCCCCACTCTAATGAAATGCGAATTTGGCTTTTGCTCGATTTGTGAAAAAGAGATTGCCCCAGCCTGCCCTCAATGTTCCACCCGCAAACCAGGCAGCGATTACACCGAGGTGGAGATGGCATGGTCGAACGGCGCGAAAATGAAAATCGCCGTCTGCGTGGCCTGCGCTGTAGCCAATGCCCATCATACCCAGAAGGCCAAAGAGCACCTGACGAAAGCCCATCACGATCATTGGGACAAACATCATGGGAAATACGACAAGGCGGTGGTCCTTGTCTGACACGATCTCGATTGAACAAGTCCGCGCGGCGTGTAAAAGCTCGCTCCATTTTTTATGCACCAAGATCCTTGGATATAACGATTGGGATCTGGTTCATGATGACATTGAACGGTTCGTCAACAGGAAATCCATTCGCAAGCTGCTCCTCGTTCCGCGCGGGCACTTAAAGACGGCGATTGTCACTAAAGGGTTTGTGATTCAGTCCCTCCTGCGTAACCCCGATATCCGCATCTTAATTGCCAATCAAGTCTGGGACAAATCGAGGGAAATGCTTTATGAAATCAAACAACTCCTTACGGAAAAAACGGATCTCCCGAAACTATTCGGTTCTTTTGTTTCTGAACGATGGCGGGAGGATGACATTGTCATTCGACAAAGGCGTAAAGCGCTGGCCGCTCCGACCATTGGAACTTCGGGCGTGGAGGCGGAATTAACCTCGTCTCACTACGACATGATCGTCTTAGACGATCTTCAAGGCGAAAAGAACTTTCAAACGCCAGAAGCCCGCGAGAAGGTCAAACGGTACTACCGATCCATGATCGATTTGATTGAGCCGGGCGGGCTCATTGTTGTCATTGGCACGCGCTGGCATTTAGACGATGTCTATCAATACATCATCGACAACGAATCTGAATATTACGACATCGCTGTCCGTAAAGTGATCGAAGACGGCAAGATCATCTTTCCTAAGAAATTTCAGCGCAAATTCAATATCGAAAAGAAAAGCTGGGAAGCCGTCAATTATCACTGCGAAGACTACATCAACTATTTAAAGAAACGTCCGTCTGAAGAATTCAGTTCGCAGTACATGAACGACCCGATTGATTCGTCGAATGCGATTTTCAAGAAAGAGTATTTCAAGTATTACGACCGTCGCCCGGAACGTCTCTTTGTCTCGATGACCATTGACCCGGCGATTTCCGAGAAACAGTCTGCCGATTACTTCGCCATTAATGTGGCGGGGATGGATGAGAACTACAGGATTTATGTCCTAGACACTCTCAAAGGTCATTGGAAAGTGGCGGAGTCTATCGACAATATTTTTTCGATGTTTCAGAAGTGGAATCCCTCGGTCGTAGGCCTTGAAACCGTGGCGTATCAGAAGGCGTTAAAGTCCTGGCTTGAAGAGAAGATGCGCGAACGTGGCGTCTTCTTTCCCATTACGGAACTGAGGCGAAATACCAATGAATCCAAAGAGTTCCGAATTAAAGCTTTGGAGCCTTTTTATCGTGACGGCCTTGTATTTCATGCGCCGTGGATGAAAAGCCTAGAAACCGAACTGTTGCAGTTTCCCAAGGGAAAGAACGACGACGAGATTGATGCGTTAGCGTCCCAGCTTGATTTGTTAGTTCCGGGGGACTCGCAGGGCGCAAGTGATATTCCCGCTGGATCATGGGAAGCAGCCTTCCAAGACGCCCGTCGACATAACCAACCCTATAGAGATTTCTTTAACGAGGTAGCCAATGGGTAAGTTCTCAAACCTGAAGGAATCGCAGCAGGTTCAAAAGCTCCATGACCGCATTTCCGTCTCGAAGCGATGGCGGGATCAGGTGTCCTCGGAGAACAATTGGGAAAACCTTTTAGACGAGATTAAGGGGAAATACGACGTAACGCTTGGCAATATTCAGGTTCCTCCGATCAACGAGATGTTCGCCTATAAAGACGCTTCCCTCGCCAATCTCTATTACAAGGACCCGTATATCGCTATCAACGCGAAGAAAGACGCCACAATCCTTAGCTCTTACATCCTGGAGGCAGGCGTCAACCACCTATGGAAGGAACTAAAGCTAAAGGCTGACGCTGAACTCGAAATTACGGACGCGCTTTTTGTCGGCCATGCGTGGAACAAAGTCGGAAATAGCACAAAAACGTCAGGATCTGGGGATCTTTTAAAGATCGTTGAAGATTCTATTTATGCCAATCGCGTTTCGTGGCGCGACATGTATATGAACGTGGGATGTAAGAACCCGCCCAAAGACAATATCTGGCTTGCGCAGCGGATCTATCGGCCCACCGATGACGTTCGGGAAGATTACCCGAAAGTGGGAAAACGCCTCACAGGATCGTCCTATCCGTCTATCGACATCAAGTACATGAAAAACATCCTCTACAAAGAGGATTTCAACTATACGGCCATCTATGAAATTTGGGATGCCCATGAACGGATGATTTACACGATTGCCGATGAAGTGAACAACAAATTCTTAGAAGATCCTCGCGCGTGGCCTGAATGGCTAGATGAGTTCCCGTTCCAGATGCTGTCTTTCCATAACATTCCCGATGAACCGTATCCCCAATCCGATGTATCGCCTTGGGAACCGCAAGTCAAAGAAAAGATCAAGCTCTTTACCATGATGCTCAACTTTGCCAAACGCTGGAATCGGCAAATGCTGATGAAGAAGGGCACGATGGGCTTGCAGGAAATGGACAAGTTCGAAAAGGGCATCGAAGGCTCTATTTTGACAGCCACAACGACCGGGGACTTAAACGCAGCGACGAAGATGCTCGATTGGGGCTCCATGCCTCCCGATTTCTTTATGCTGGTGGATCGTCTAGACGCTCTGATTGACCGTATCCGGGGACAATCCCAATTTATGCAGGGCGGCGTGACGAAGACATCCACCCGAACAGAGGGCGAATTGCAATTGATCAAAGGCGGGGCTGATGCCCGCACGGATCGAAAGCAAGACCGGATCGAGAATCATTGCGCCAACATTGCCCGCCATCTCGTCATGCAGATGAAAAACAATTTCGATGTCCCCTATATCGCCAAAATTACGGGTCAAGAACCGCCTGAAATTATTCAGGCCTTCCAGCAGCAGGGGATTTATGACGCCGCATCTCAAACCATTAAGTTTGACAAAAGCAACATCTCGGGGGATTTTGACGTATCGATTAAGGCTGGGTCGACGCTGCCGCTCGATAAAGGATCTCGCGACAAGATTCTGAATTCCGTCTATCAGATGTCAATCCCTCTTGCTTCCGCGCCATCTATTCCTCCGTTTATCGGAGAAATCGTCAAAGAGTTGCTGAAAGATTACGAGATTAAGGGCCTGTCGAAAGCCTTTGACGAACAGTTGCAATCTCAGGCGCAGGTTCAGCAGGGCCAGGCGATGGCGCAGGAGGCCACGATGGCGAAAACAGAATCCGAAACTGCGAAGCGTCAAGCGCAATCACAACAAATTAACGCCGACACGATTATTAAGACGGCCAATGCGCTAGGTAAAGCTTCCGGCGATATTCATCCAGATGCGAGCCTAACCAAATGAGCATGACCTGTCATGGTTGCAAGAACCAAGAGGCCTACCAGATTCATGGATGGTACGACGACAAGGCGGGATACCAAGAAACCTGCGACCGATGCGGGAATCTCTCGTCCAGTGATGCCCCGGTCCATGATGTTTTTTGGAATGGCAGACCCTATTACTCGGAATCGCTTCAATGCGAATTCACCAGCAAGAGCCAGAAAGCCCGTGTGATGAAAGAAATGGGCGTCACCGAACTTGGGAGCCAAAAGCTCGGGCAAAAAGGGTGGATTGAAGGAAGCCGTGATTATCGGCGGAAACAATTCGATAAAGATCGCCCCGTCATCCGCGATTTAGTGAAGCGATACAAAGAGAGGTCCTGATGAAAAACGAAACCCATCCGCTCATGCAGGCGCTTAAAGCGAAAGCAAAACCGCAGTCCGATTCGTTGCATTCGCTGGCCCCTTCTCGGCAGCTCACGATTCACCACCATGAAATCCCGGGTTTGCCGGGGCGCAAAATCGGAGAACAAATTTCTGTGAATTTGAAGGGACGCATCCATTCGCAAAGCGCAGATGGCCATGCGGTTATGCACGTGGCATCGATTAAGCCAGACTCGGATTCCGAGAACGAAAAGACGCAAGAATCCCAAGCCTCTTAAGGAGAAAACAATATGGCAGATGGTCAAGACGTAGAGAACAATTCAGCGACAGCCGTAGCCGAACCCGCTGCAAGCGGACAATCGGATACTTCTGGCAATGGAACTCTCGAAAGCCAAAGCGGACAAGCGACCCATCAGGGAGAGAGCGCACCCGCAGAGGAAAGCTTTAGCAGCATAGACCCTAAAACTCTACCTCCTGAACTGCAAGCTGTTTACAAAAACATGCAAGCAGACTACACGAAGAAAACGCAGCCCGTCGCAGAACTACGGAAAAAGGCAGAAGCGTTTGACAAAGTTTCCTCTCGATCAGACTTCAACGATTGGTGGAGCGGACTCAATAAAGCGCAGAAAGCCGAAATTAAGGAACAGAAGGCAGAAGTCGAAAAGAAGCTAGGCGAAAAGATTTCAGACGAGGAGTTTACGAAAGCGTTCAACTCCAAAGATGAATTTCTTTCTCTCTTAGAACGTGTGGTTCAAGATCGAAGCGAGAAATCGCAAAAACAAATCGAGAAATTAGAGCAGCAGCTTTCGGTTAAAGATGCTGCTGACACTATCGAATCTTTTGCGACGGAAGTAGGGCCGGATGGGAAAGCCGTTCGCCCAGACTTTTACTCACTCGATGAAGATCAACTAATTACGGGTTATTTGAACGTCAATCCTCCAGAAGGAAAGTCCCAAAAGGATTACATTTCAAAGCTCAATGAAGCCTATGGATGGGCAAAGCAAGTCTCCCAAAAATACTATGAAAAGGGACGCGCCGAGGCTCTCCAGACCATTCAGAAAAAAGTTGCGTCTTCTACGAACCCGCCGACAAATGCCGCCAAGGGCGCTTATACGGGTCCTGATCCTAAAAAAATGTCCGTGCGTGATGCGATGGAACTAGCGAAGAAGGGCATCCGCGTTCCGCGTGATGATTGAAATCTAGGAGGACATTACTATGGCAGCTCCACTACAGCAAAATTATGGCCCGGGGAATGTAGACGAACTCTTAACAACGAGTTTGGTGAACATGATTCCTGGCATTCGAGACAACGTTTTCAAATCGAACCCGGTTTTTAAATGGCTGTACGAAGGCAAGGGTGAAGGAAAGATGCGCAAAAAGGGCGGCGCGGCTCTTTCGCACGCCGAGATGTATGCGAAGAATACGACGGCGTTGGCCTATCAACGGTATGACACGTTGGATACCACGCCCCAGGACGGATTAACGCGAGATCTTTGGGCTTGGGCGCAATACGCAGCCACAATCACGGTGGATGGCTTTACTGAACGTGTGGCCAATGCTGGCGATTCCAAACTCGAAGATATTCTTGAAGCCAAAAAAATGCAAGCGGAAGAATCGCTCGCGCTTCTTTTGGAACAGGATATGTTCGCGACGGCTCCCGTGCAGTCCAAACATATCGAATCTTTGAATTCGATTGTGGCGACCTCTGGAACGGTTGGCGGCATTAATGGAACCACCAGTACCTGGTGGCAGTCTTGCGCGGCTACTGCCTCGGGTAGCTTCGCGGCTCAAGGCCGTTCGGATCTGACGAATGCATGGAATCTCGTCAGCGTTCAGAATCCTATAGGTGGTCCTGAAATGATTGTCTCGGATCAAAGCTCGTTTCAGTATTACGAATCGTCATTGGTCAGCCAAGAACGATTCACTGACAATAAGATGGTTGATATCGGCATTGAAAACTTGAAGTTTAAAAATACGCCTTGGACGTGGAGCCCGCAGGCCACCTCTGGCGCTATTTTCCTGCTTCATTCCAAAGGGATTGAGTTCATTGTCAATACGGATACGGACTTCTTAACGACTCCGTTTGTGACACCGACGAACCAGGATGCGCGAACCGCCAAGATTTTATTGGCATGTTCGTTTACCACTGGAAATCGCCGGAAGAACGCGAAATTAACTGGCGTCACCGCCTAAAGGGGGTAGTTTATGGCTTCACTCAGAACACCAACTACCCGTGATGGCGGACAGGGGATTTTCGATGTTTTGAAAATCTCTTCCTGCGTCACTGGGGATACCGTCTCATATAAAAATCAGGTGTGTGGCTGGATTGTGGTTAATCGAACGACGACTGATGCCGTTACGGCTACCTATAGCGCAACGACTCAGTTGTTCACAATCACAGTTGCAAACACCCCAGACATTGACCTGTACGTCATTGGATAAAAATGCCTGATTGCCGCGAAGGGCCGGAGCCTGAAAAGGCCAAGCTACAGCGAATCAGCAAAGGAGATTAAAAATGTTAATTCAGCAACTCAATCGGACGGATGCAGAAAAGATTCAGATCACGGTTAAAAACGTCGACGGTGGCGGTTCAATCACGACTGGCCTTGGGGTTATGTTCCCTTCGGCGGGCGCGTCCATCGACGGTGTCAGCGTTTTGAAGGCGACGGCGGCGGGAGTTAAAGGGTTTGCGGGCGTTGCTACGCAGGACATCGCGATCAATGCTTACGGCTTGGCTACGGTGTGGGGCTATGTGAACAGCGTTCAGATCTCGAACGTCGGAACATCCATCACTGTGACGGCTGGCGACACCTTGCTTCCCGGCGCAGTGGCGGGAACGTTCTTCTCCAGCGTTACGGCGCAGGCGATGTCTACGCTCCTCTACAAATACGTGTATGCGGCAACGACCGTTCCGGTTGATATTTCAAACTTGAACCAATCGTTTGTTGCGGGTATTGTTCGGGCGCTCTAAGCATGAAAAAAGACGAATTTAAAAACGCCGTTTTGAAAGGATTTGGATTCCGCCCAACAAGTCTCTTGTTGCGATGGAGCCCTACCTGGAAGAACCCGTTTAGATTCGATCTTTTAGAAGTCGGTAAATGTGAGGCCGATGGGGGCGTTGTGACGGCAACAATGCCACAACGCTCCCTGGCCTTACATGCGGGGCATAAGATTGTGAGTCCGAGATATTACAGCCTCTTAGAAGTCCTAGGCGTTCAATTAAGGGTGATTCGATGAGCGAAGTTTTAGATCCAAACAAAGTGGGCGAAGTCAAAGACGAAGGCGTCGTTCGCGTATTAGTGGGAATTCCGCATGAAGGAATGACGGGATCTGAAGCCTATACCAATCGTCTGTCGATGTTTAAGCATCTCGGACATTTGGAAGAGCGGGGGAAGCTCTTAAAACAGAACCCAAGATTTGAATTCTATTTCAAAACGTGCGGGCGCATGCATGTCCATGTAGCGCGAGACGAGATGGCAAAGACGGCCTTAGCCTCTAATTGCGATTACCTTTTCATGGTGGATGACGACATGATCGCCCAAGATGATCTCTTTGAAAAACTCTATGAAAGCCATAAAGACATTATTGCGCCTCTCGCTTTTACTCGGAATTTCCCTCATAAGCCTGTGCTTTATAACTGCATCGAAGGGTTTGATTCGGTGTCTCAAATGGAATATTTCACGAATTTTGCGGTGATGAACTATCCCAAAGACAAGTTGGTCGAATGCGACGCTGTCGGGTTTGGCGCTGTGCTTATTAATGTGGATTGTTTACGGAAAATGCCTCAGCCGTGGTTTATGAATCCCAACAAAACAGGCGAAGACATCAATTTCTGCTATCAGGCGAAAAAATACGGGTTTCGGACATGGATGGACACTCGCCTAAAACTCGGGCATATCAGCCATCCTCTGATCGTGACGGAAGATTATGTGCAAACGCAGTGGAAAGCCTATGGCATGGAAATCGAAAAACGTTATGGCGAAGCCAGGGAAATTGCCCCTAAAGATCCCGTCTTGGTGCTAGGCGAATGAAAACTCCGATCACTATCATCATCCCAACTTGGAACAATCCTCAATATTTTGATCCTTGCGTCGAATCCATTGCCAGGACCGGCGTTTTAAATGGCCTTTGTAGTTTGATCGTCGTCAATAATGGGAAACAACCGATCAAGGAACAGCTTAAAAATTGGCCGAATACGCTCGTTTTAGAACCCGAGACGAACTTAGGATGGGAACGGGGCTTAGAACTCGGACTAAAACATACACAATCCCCATTCGTCGTCTTTCAAAATGACGATACACTGATCCCTCGCGCTTGCAGTTCCTTTTACCAGAACCTTTTAACTCGTTTTAACGACGAGAACGTCGCCGCAGTGGGCCCTGCCACGACCGTGGCAGCCGGGTGGCACAGCATCTATAACCGGAATGCCCCGCTAGATATTGCGGAAGTCACTTATCTCATATTTTTTACGGTCATGATTCGTCGGTCAGATTATGACGCAGCGGGAGGGATCGACACCACCTGTCCCGGCGGCGACGATATCGATCTTTCCATTCGGTTCCGCAAGATGGGCAAGAAAATACTTGTCAATCCATTCGCTTTCCTACTTCATTACGGGTTCAAGACGGGGGAACGGGTGCGCGGGGATTCCAATGTGGTGGGCGGATGGAATAGCAAAGAAATGACAGACCGAACCAATCAATTCCTTATTCAAAAGCATGGGTTTTCTACCTATATAAAGACGATTCGGGGCCAACTCGATACAGAAAAAGAGGTTCACGCCGTCGATACGGAGGGCGCTGCCATTCGAGAGATTGCAACGGACGGCGTTATCTATGAATTCGGCTGCGGTTCTCAGAAAACGGTGCCTAATTCTGTTGGTGTTGATCGAATCGCCAAGGGCGAGCTAATTCCTTATGTCGGGACGCTATCTCAAGCCGACATTGTCGCTGATGTTTCGGAGCCTCTCCCCATAGTCGAGGGTGTGGCAGATATGGTGATTTGTCGCCATATCCTTGAGCATTGCATCGACACCGTAAAGACACTGAAAGAATGGGCAAGAATCCTAAAAGTTGGGGGGAAACTGGTTATCGCTGTGCCGAACGAGAATATCGGCAGATCCATCCCCTTAAACCCCGAACATGTCCATGCTTTTACCCCTGAATCTTTAAAGTCCATCGCAGAACTCGTAGGGCTCAAGCAAACGCAATGGATTAACCCCTGCAACGGGGTTTCATTTATTGGTGTGTATGAAAAAGTGTTGAGCCCATCACAAAAAGAACGGGAGTTAGAGGCTATCCATGCTTAGATTCGCCAATTACTACGAAAACAGGCTAGGACGCAACGATGGAAACCCGTTGTATGTGCAGGCCTGTTTAAAACGAATGCAGTATTACATGGGAATAAATGCGGGCCTTGGTCCTAATCCTGAGATGGCTGGTTGGTTCGCTAATGGGAGCGAAGACGAACTCGCAAAGCGTTCGGCCTCTTTATTGTGGGAGAAAACACGCGAGAACATGGAAGTTGACCATATCATCCCGCATGGAAATTTGGTTCCTTACGGCACTTATGACCTCAATATCCACGTCGATTGGGGGGAGGACGGATTAACAGGGATTTTGCCATACGCGCCGATGGAAACTCCTCATCCTATGGCGTATTGGGCAAGTGATACGCATCTCGGGTACGACTATCGCCTATCCATGGCTAAAAAAGCTGATTTTGTGTTCTGCGCTCAGAAACAAGCGGTGTCTAATATGCGACGGGACGGTATTGCCAACCCCATTTGGCTCCCGCATGCCGTTGAGCCCCAGGCTTACCCGAAATTCGACCTACTAAGCAAGAAATACGACCTTTGTTTTGTAGGGCATGTCAGCTCCAAGAATCGCGAGGACGCATTAGATCGGATGTTTGCCGCCTTCCCCAACTTTTACTACGGGCAACAGCTTTTTGACGCGGCAGCGCGCAAATATGCCGAATCAAAGATTGTGTTTAACATCGCCATGAAAAACGATGTCAATATGCGTTGCTTTGAAGTGCTGGCGACCGGGTCCTTTCTCCTGACGGATTACGTTGACTCCGTCGACGAACTGTTTGAAGACGGAAAGCATTTGATCCTTTATCGCTCCTTAGATGAGGCGATTGATAAGGCGAAATACTATTTGGCGCATGACGACGAGCGCGAGAAAATCGCCCAAGCCGGGTATGAGCATGTCTTAAAGAATCACACCATCCAAAACCGAGTGGATGTCATTCTCAACGAATTTATGAAAACACGGGAGCCCGTTTGTGCGTAAGACCGCAGGCGAAATGATGCTTTGGATTCATTCGTATGGACCTTTCACAATCCCAAAGAAAGAATCTTGGGTCATTGTGGGAAGCGGACCTTCAGCTACGCGGAATGCGCTTGAATCGATTGATTCCCACAAAGGCATCGTTTCTTTAAATGGCGTGATCTCTGCTATCCCAAGAACAGACGTCCATCTCGTCAGCCACTTCGAAGACTATTTTATGGCGTCTCCGTATTTCGACAAGGCAAAAACAATCTTTATTGCCAATCCCATGCATGTAGGTTTTCGTTGTCTTCCTGTGACAGCCTACCAGATCCTTGACTTGCCGTATTACAGTGCGAACCCCATGGATATCCGCTTTTTTGAAAAAGACGTTTCTCTCGAAAGTTCTGTAACAAGAGAAAACACACTTTACGTTGAAAGCAATATTGCCACAGCGGCAGTTCACTTGCTGCATAGAAACGGAGTCGAGGAGTTTGAAACGATCGGCGTCGATGGAGGCCTTGGCCATTCCGACGCATTTCCTGATGTGTATTACTACGGATCAGTCTTTAAGAATTCCTATGAAAAAGGGCATGCAGAGTTCCATTCAACGATAAAAAAGTTCGGCATGAAAGACAAGGTCTATGCATAACCATTGGAACAACCATTTAAACTTAGCGCAATTTATTCTCGATAGAAAACCAAAAATAATCGTGGAGTGCGGCGCTGGGAACGGAGAGTTAACCAGGAAGTTAGCGGACCTCTTGGATCTCTATCATTTTGAACTTCATGTCATCAGCGATAACAAAATTGAAGGAATAGCTTCTCGAATCGTCTGGCATGAAGGATTGAGCTATGAAGAATTGTCTCACTTTGAGGATGACAGCATCGATCTTTGCATTATTGATACGGATCATAATTTTTGGACTTTGACAAAAGAACTTAACGCAGTGGCCAATAAGATCCGCGAAAACGGACTTATCGCTATGCATGACGTTGATACTTTCTATCACAACACAGGGATGGCGCTTAGTTATTGGGACGGAAAACCATATCCGAAAGAAGAAATTGAGGCGTGCGCACCTTATGGAAGTTTAGGGGATGCACTGATCGATTTCTTGCATGAGAAGAAAATGAATTTTCGCATGAAAGCATGGAGTTCTGACAGTAATGGCGCTGCCTTGATTGAAAAACGAACAGAACCCATTTTCGCAATAGTCATTCCCGGCCCCAAGGCGGTATTCACTAAAAAGGAGACTCAAAATGTCGCAGTGCTTCAAGCTGGTTAACGGTGGTTTCGTAGACAAGGTAATCGTATTCGACACACTGCCGGAACGCTTAACAAAGAATATTCGGACGCGGGCCGCTGATGGATTTCCCCGCGCTTGGGCAAAATGGCTGTCTGAAATCGGAAGTCTGCGCACGGTGGTAAAGACGGAAACCTCTGTTGATCTTGCCAGGAACTGGACATTTAAGTTTACGCCGATTGGGAAAGAGCCCTGCTTTTTTGTTCTCGACTACCAAGACATCAATAGCGACAAGGAAGCATGGAGACACATTTGTGATTACTTGAAAACCAATTGCGGGCCAGAGGTTCGATTAAAAGAAAAAATCGAAGATATGGCAGTCGCGTTGGCATCAAATCCGACTCAGCCTTTGTCTGTTGAACCTGAAGACATCCCGGTGATCAATGTTCCCCATGAAACAATTGCAGAGCCGCTTCACACGGAATTAGTGAAACCTGGGGAAACGATTCTCGTACAGGAAAATGCTCCGAAGAAACGCGGACGACCCAAAAAATTAGCAGTGGAGGCATAACATGATTCAAAACTCAGGAAGTCAAGCTATAGCGTCTGGGACCGATGCAGCGATTGGTCCATCTGGAAAACCGATTCGTGTGTTTGCGGTCAATTTTTTAAGTGATGGAACGGCTGGTGTATTGATTCTCAGAAATGGAACATCATCGGGCGATCCAGTCTATGTAACAGAAAACGGGGTTATCAGTTCTGGAAAAACGGTTTCGTATGGGCCGACGGGTATTTTTTTCCCGGCTGGCTGCTTTTTGGATGTGGATTCTCATGTCACGGCAGGCGTTGTGTCTTTCGCACGTGAAGGATAATGTCTACCACGTTCTTGCAGCTTAGGCAGGACCTCGCCAATCAAGTCGGGCTTGATCAGACGATTAGCTCTAACGATACATTGCTCAAGCGATGGCTTAATAAGGCCCAGCAGCGGGTCCTGCGGGCCTTTGAGTGGCCGTTTAATCGCTGTCAAACGCCACTCGTGATCCAGACGGTTGCAGATTACACGACAGGAACCGTCGCGACAGTCTTAGGGAGTACAACTATCACCTTTAGTTCAGCACCGACGGTGTCGTTCACGAATCGATATATTCAAACCTCAAGTTCAAATGATTGGTATCGGATCACAGCGCATACAGCAAGCGTGGCGACGGCGACTATTGAAATCGGGGCACTCACGACGGCACCAGCAGCGACGTTTACGGTGAGGAAAATATATTACTCGACAGACTCAACGGTTGACCGGATTATTCAGGTGACGCAGTCGATTCTTCCATATCAGCTCATTGAGACATCGCCCGAATATTTCCAATCCTATAATCCCGGTTTTCTTTCCACTGGAACGCCGAGGATTTACATGCCGGATGGCGTCGATTCGAGCGGATATCCACAGTTCAAACTGTGGCCAAACCCTGACGCTATTATCAACCTTTCGGTCTATTACATAAAAGCCGCCGTGGATATGACGCTCGACGCTGATATTTCGGTGATTCCTGAGAAATGGCGAACTTCTTTATTGATTGATGCTGCTGAAGTCGAAGCCTTTGATTTCTTAGACGATGGCCGATCAGACACTCAAGAGGTTTTCTTTCAGAAGGGACTGGAAGAAATGAAGACGGAATATGAAATAGGGCTGCATCGGCATCGAGTGACGACGGCAGCAGACAATCAACCTGTGGGCGGCAATTTGGGGTATATGCCATTACCATTTAATTACCCAAGGGGAAGCTGAAATGCCAGCCAGAGGCCCATCTGTTGAACTTGAAGACTTTTCAGGGGGATTAAATACCTTTGATCCCGAGTATTTGTCCCCTTTGAGTCAATCGCCGGACCTCGACAATATTGTCATTCTCGACAAAGGGATTAAAAAGCGAAATGGAGATTCGGCTTGGAACTCTTCTGCGATGGGGTCAAGCTCGACAGCGGTAACAGGCGCTGGATATATCCAATATGACGCAGGGACGCAATTCTTAAACGCAGTTGCCGGAACTAAGTTTTATGCCGATAGCGGTCTTTCTGGAACGATGGCCGACAAAACCGGGGCCCTTACGATTACGACGGGCCTTTCTAACATATGGACCCCTGTTAATTTTAACAATCTGCAAATCTGGTTCGGTGGGGCTCCTGATGCGCCATTTAAGTACTCCGGGACTGGCAACGCAGCGGCATTAGGGGGAAGCCCGCCCTCTGCTTTCACCTGCTTTGGCGCGAGCAACAGAATCTTTGCCTTATCGACAGCGGCAAATCCTAGTCGTATCTATTGGCCTATTGTTTCCAACCCTGAAGATTGGACGGGCGCAGGATCAGGTAGTGCTGATGTGGCCATGTCAGATGGAGAGGCCCTTCAATGCGGCGTAGTCACAGGCCCTGATACCGCAATTCTCTTTAAGAATTCAAGTACGCATTTAATGGTTTTGACCCGTCAGCCGTTTCCCATTTACCAATTGCAAAAGGGTATCGGCATCGCAGGCCGAAAAGCATTCGCTTATGCCAATGGCGTCACCTATTTTGTGACTCCTGGGCGCAGAATGCGGGCGACACGTGACGGTTTAAATTTTGAAACGTTCCCTAATGACATCAACGATATTTGGGACTCGATCAATACAAATCGAATTGCGAATATTGTCGGGTATTACTACCAAGCCCGAGAATGGATCGTATGGTTAGTGTCGACGGGGGCGAGTACAACTAACAATTACGCGATTATTTGGGACTTAAAACATAGTTGCTTTTTGAGATGTACGACCGGATTCAAGGCCAATGTCGTTTGTACCGTTCAAAACCGGCGTTTTTTTGCAGGTCATTACGACGGCAAGCTCTACGAAAAAGACAAGGCGACGATATTCTCCGACGCTTCCGAAACTTCCCCAGGTGCAATTAGTGGCTATTGGCGAAGCCCTTTTAAAAACCTTGGCGGTCTCGACACAACCTTAGACCCTCTCTACTTCACAGTTTCTGCTCTTAGCGAGGCATCGACAGTCCTTTCTTTGTCCTACGGATTCGATTATTCGTCCGTACAGCGCACCCAAAGTTCAAGCCTTGTCGCGGCGGGAGCATTATGGGATTCGGCTATATGGGATAGCAGCGTGTGGGGCGGCCAGAATGCTGTCCAGCCTCGCATGTATGTAAATAGCCGAGGAAACCTATTTAGTTTGACGATCGGAAACAACGTAGCGTCTCAAGGATTTACGGTGCAAGGCGTTTCAATAAGGCTTAGAACCGACAAAGCCCGGAAAGAATTAACGGCAGTCTAGGAGTCAATTTATGGCATTAAACTTTACGGTCAGCTATACATTTTCACCATCGACGACGATTTCGTCTTCGCAAGTCAACACTAATACAAGTGATGTCGCAGCGGTGTTCCAAGGATTGGAAGCCGAAACAAAAACGCTTGCCAAGCTTAAAGTTGATATTGATCCCACTCTGGCTTTAGAAGTCGCGACCAAGCAGTACGTCGATCACTATGCGGCATACCGCCGTCCCGTTCTTCAATTTGCCTCCATTACCACGGTTGCCGTCGAGGCTGGGCTTGACGGAACAAGCGGGGACATCCCGATTCAGTTCCCGGATGGTTCTATGCGCATAGAAACCTCGACGACGCGCACCACGTTCAATATCACGCGTAACGCCGTTCTCGTCACGTCCGGGGCCCAATCGGGACTTACGGGGGCAACCTCGGAAGCGGCTAATACGTGGTATGCGCTCTATGCCGTCAAAGTAACGGATTCATCGACGCTTTGGGTCACGGTGGGCTCGACGGTCCTGCCTCTTCAGGCGAACTACGCGACCCTCAACACGGCCTATGGGACGAATGGATGGGTTTATTTAGGACTGATTCGTAATGGCAATGGCCTATCGGGCAATAGTGACATTATCGAGTTCTGGCAAACAGGAAACATGACGATGTTTAACAATGCGTTTACAGGAACAAACGCAGGATCATCGATGCCAGGGTTTCAAATTGCCACGACGACAGCCGCTGGTTCTCTGTCATGGTCTTATTCTGCTGGAACAAGCGGGGCCGTATTGCCGAACAATGTTGGAGCCGTCACGTATTGCGGAGCGGTTGGAGCGTTGGCTGCACAATTTATTCATTTAGAGGACAATGCGAATAATGGCCGTCGATTAGTGCTTCCGACAAGCGCGGCTGCGAACATTTTATTGTCAGTGGATTTACCGGCAGGAACCAATCGTGGGGCGCAAATGGTATTGACGGGAGGAACAGCCACGATGGATTTAGCCGTTACGCGGTTCTGGGATAGTGCGTTAGGTATCGGTTCTAATCCGCTTCTTTAGGAGATTACATGAGATTTTTTCTTGGGAAAGACGCAACTGCTGTTATTCGTGAAAAACTGGCTTATGGCGGTGACGATACGAAGGCCGATGGGTTGGTCGCGGCCTACCTTGCTACTCATCCCGGATGGACGGCTGCTGAAGTCGATCAGCCGACTTTTGATGCGGCGGTCGTTGTCATTGATCCTCTTCCTTTGCGAACCAATGCCATTACTCTTCTGAATTCGGATTCGAGTTCAAATTCTAAATTTGTTCGCGCCGTGCTTTTAGTCATTTTGGATGAAATTAATGTGATACGCGCTCTTTTGCCTGGACCCCCCGCCGCTCGCACCATTGCCCAGCTAAAAACGGCTGTGCAAAGCAAGATCAATTCTGGGGCCGCCGATTAATGGATAAACAAGAGCATCCCACTGAAAGCAAAATATTAACGCGACCCATTATTTTGGGTGATTTGACGTTGGCTTCGCCTACGACGCAAACCACCATAGGGGCTAACGGAACTGCAACAGCTTTAACCGCAAATCCCGTGGGGTACATAACGATTATGGTAGGCAATTCTCCGTTTCAGCTGCCGTATTACAACGTGGCATGAACGAAACGACGACAGTCGCGACGGGGCTTATCCCCCTGCATGACGATAAACCATATTTTAGGGTCGTCAAAACGATTCCAGAGGGGATGCGGTCTGATATTGAAACCGCCGTAATGGATTTCATTCGAACTTCGCATGTTCCTTACGGAATCGATATTGCAGGTTTTTATCAGCAGACTTTGGCGGCGATTGCCAATTGCACGTATATGGGCGGCGGCGGGGATTTCTGGATCGGGACAAAAGATGGAAAGTTAACGACTTATGTTTTAGCCCATGTCAGTAAAGACATTGACCATCGCATGTCTTACAACGTGTCGCAGGCCTGGGTACGGAAAGACTATCGGACAAAAAGAGTCGTCAAAGACTGGTATGAGCAGATACGGCAGCGGGCTAAAGATCTGTTTTGCGGGCATTTAGTCATTACGTCAAGCCGCAATCCCGAGGCATACAAACGGTTTTTGGGACATGGCTTATCAGATTACGCAGTTCTATTGAAAGAGACGTTTTAGGGGGTCTATATGGGCGGAGCGGCAAAAACAGTGAAACGTGCAACACTTGCGGGGGTTACAGGAGGATTATCGGAATTTGGGCAATCAAACCCATTTGGCGTAAATGCTGTTCAAAATCCTTTGAACCCGTTGGCCAACAAGCTTGCTCCCGGTCTTTTCCCAGGGCAAGGCGGCGGCCAATATACATCCGGGCCATTTTCAATTGATCCGTTGCAGGTGAAAGCCGATCAAGATGCCATCAATGCTCTTGGATCTCAACAGCGGGAAGCAACGGATGCTTACAGTTTAACGGATCAAGCGAAGCGTAGCGCCGGGAGAGATGCGTTAGCTGCTGCTTTAACCAAACAGTCTCAGGAATATTTCAAGCAAGCCCTTCCAGAAACAGAAGAAACTTTAAACGCGCAGCACCTCTTAAATGGCAGCGGCTTAGGTCAAGAGATTGCAAGACAACAAGGCAACTTAGCGGCGAACATTGCTAATCAGGTCGGGGTTCAGGGCGCAAACGATATGAATCGAGCCTCCGACCTTTCATTGATGGGGCTCCAGCAGCAGCAGGGAGCGCAGACGAATGCTTTGAGTCGTGGTTTTAGTTTAAACGATTTCATTAATCAGGCGAATGTGGCTAAGGCTATTGGAGCGCAAGCCGCGCCGCAAGTGGGGAACGGAAAGGGACAGACGGGGACATTGTTAAGCGGCATCGGGGCCACGGCTCCATTAATTAGTGCGGTTAAAGGGGCAGGGAAGGGAGCCGCTGTCGGTGGTCCTCCTGGTGCAGTAGCCGGCGCAGTACTTCCAACTTTAGCAGGCGGATTTGGCCCGGTCGGTTAGGAGACTATTATGGCAGGACAATTTGATTTACAACCATCATTCCCAATAGCAGGCGTTGCCGACTTAATAGCAAACCGCCCGTACAAAGAGCAGCAGATGAGGGCTCAGCAACAACAGCAATTGGTTCAAGGCCTAGATGCTTTCGGACAAGGCGTCAATTCTCTAGTTCAAAAGCGTAATGCGATGGCCCAGGCGATGGTCTTAGGAAAGAATCTCGGAATGGCTCCCGAAGAAACCCAGGGCCTTACGCCCGAACAAGTAATCCAGGCAGCGACGGTGAAGAAGGGCTATGTCGGAGCGGATCTGATTAGTTCTCTCTTTAAGGGGCTTAACCCTAATGGGGGTCCTGCTGGCGTTGCGCCGACGGTCGCCTCTCCAGCGGGTCTTGCGCCGGTCGCAAGTACGGGTGGTCCTATCTTGGCGTCACAAACCACGGCAGTGCCTGTGGATCAACCATCGGCAGCAACGCCAGCGACCCCTCCATCAACAGGAGCAGTGCCTGTCCCGATTCCAGCGCCTCCTGTTAAACCGAGGCAATTTAACCCCGCAGAACTAAAACTAATTACGCATGTAACCGACACGATGCGGCCAGAAAATGTTTACACAAATAATAACGGAGTAATCACTCCCGTGGGCCAAGTTCCGAAAGGCTCTAAATTCGTATCAGAGCATGATCCATCGGCAATTAGTGACAAAGATAAACAAAAAGAGCAAGACCTGTATTGGCGAGACGCTGTTTCTGGATTACGCGGGATTCGTGGCGATACAGCAATGAAAGACATCGAGACGCAGAGAAACGCCGCGATTGTTGCTTACAACAGACTCAAATCGCTTGAAGTCTCTGGCGAAGGGCTAAACCCCATCGATTACGTCGATATTTTAGGCCAAATTTACAAAGCGCGAACGGGAACAGCGCCAACTCAGGAAGTCTTGAAAGAGGCGAAGCAAGTTACCGCGACAGGACAGTTCGGCAAATATTGGACTTATTTGACGGGAGAACAAATGCCCGCAACAAGTCAAGGGATTGCTGGAAGCCTCAAGAATATGGTCGCGCACATGGGGCTTCAGTCTGATGAACTTCATGACGGATATATGCAAGTTCACGGTCCAGAAGTCTTTAACCCGAATATGTCTCCCGAGAACGTGAAAAAACTGTCAAAGCTTTCTCGCGGGAAAAGCTTCGCTGAGGCCACAGGAGCAAAGCCAGAAGATTTTGACCCCCATATTCAAGCAATCAAGTGGGCTCAAGCAAACCCTAACGATCCTAGAAGCGCAGCCATTCTGAAAAAAGCAATGGACGCGAAACAATCAGGCGGCGGGGGCTCCATTGGGCTTTAATCCTGACGCTTACCTAGCAGAAGGGTCATCTAGCGGATTTGACCCAGATGCTTATTTGGGGGTCAAAAAACAGGAGCCTACTCTTGTCGATCAAATCCCAGGAATTCTAAAACAGGCTGCAACTGCCGCTTTAGATTCTAGCCCAGCAAAACTGACTCAAAAGTTTATGCAAACCGATCCAGCAACAATGCAAAAGGTTGGCGGTCCTGCGTTGCCAATTGCCGGGGGGGCATTAGGTGGGCCAGTTGGAGCCGCTGCTGGGGAACTATTGAGACAGGCCACAGGAACAGCATTTGCCCCAGAGACTGTCCCGGAAACACCTTTGGGTCGTGCTGCCTCTGCTGCATCAGCTGGAATTCTGCAAGAGCCCAAGATTTTAAATGCTATCCCCGGCGTTTCTCAAGCAACAGGTAAAGTTTCTCAACTTATGTCAGGGCTTGCCGCTAAGGCTGGGAAAGGTTTTCTGAAAGCAGGTGAAACCGCATCAGGCGTTAAGGCGCAGGATCTTGGACAGGCCGCCGAACAGGGATTGTCTACCTACGGAGCCCCGTCGCTTAAAAAGGCAACTCAAATATTTGGCGATGCCCTTGGCCCGGAAGGCCAAGCGGCATTGAAAGAAAAAGCCTCTGACGCGTTTGATCCAGCTTTGGGGAAGGCGAGAGCTATTGCAGCCGACATCGGATCGAGGATGGAAGAGGGAAAACCTGTCTCAGCTATAGAAGCTTTGCAAGCAAGACAGGCTACAGACCGAATAATCTCTTCGACTTCTGTCACTGACAAGCTAACCCGAAAATCTCTCTATGATTGGCGTTCGAAATTCGACGATATTTTAACCAAGCAGGACGGACCACTTAAAGCTGCATCCAATACGTACCGCCAAGCTATTGTTAAAGACAAAATATTAAATCCTACGCGCCTAAATAAGAGTGGAGAACCCTCAGCTTTTCTTCCGATGCTCGTCGGGCATGGAATGATGGGGAAAGGGCTTGAATCAGGGCTCGGGATGTTAACCGGGACTTCTCCAGCCTTGTGGGGATTAGCTGCAACGGCTGGAGGGTCGGGCATCAGAGGGCTTAATACTTTGGCCCAAAACCCAGCAATACGTCAAACATTACTTCAAGTGCTTCAACGCCTTAACCAAAATAAGCAACCCGAACAGGCTAAACCCTAATGTGCGCTTCCTTTAGTAAAGAGAGCCAGAGGATGTCTTGAGTGCTGCCGACGAATTTTATAAGCGAGAGGAAGATAAAAAATGGCGCGAGCGAACGGACGAGCGCCTAGTCGCTCTAACCACCGACGCGACAGTATCCAACGATCGGTTGGATCAAATCGACGATGCGTTAGACAAGCTGGACAAACTGATCCGCGGCGATCCAGACGAGGACCGGGAGGGAATAGCAGAAGCGATTCACATGCTGCAAGTCGAGGTGCGAAAGTTCAACCGGATATTCGAGAAGGACAGCTTGGGAAACGGTGGATTGTTGGCCGACATCTCATTTCTGATGGACAAGCGCAAGCGGCACGAGCGGCGCGAGGACAACGCCTGGAAATACGTGACAGCTATATCGGTGCAATTCTTGATCCTTATTGGGCTTATCGTCGTCAATTGGGCGAATATTCAGGCCTACATCATGGAACGCCAGCACATCCACGACCCAAAGCCCATAAGCCGGGATGCGAAACGGTTGAAGGCTGAACGTGCTAAGAAGCGCCACGTTAAACCCCCGGAGGTCCATCTTGAGCAACCCGGAGAAGAAGTGTCCGAATGATGGGGATGCAATGGTTGTCATCATGGATGAACCGCTCGGGCGTTTATGGTTTTGCCGCCAATGTCTTCAAACGCAGTCCCAGTATTTCAGTAAGCACAACCATCGGGACCGGATACACAAAGCCAATGAATCTTAAATTAGAGCGACTGATATTAGACGAGAAAGGAACGATCGGCAGTCTTTATTGCGATGGCGTTTTCATTTGCCATACGCTGGAAGACCCGGCGAGAAAAGTGAAAATCCATGGTCAGACCTGCATCCCTAGTGGAACTTATAGTGTGGATTATACTTGGAGCGGTCGTTTCGACCGTATGCTTCCTCTTCTTGGTGACGTGCCTCTCTATTTTGGCATACGAATGCATGGCGGCAATTCCACCGAATCTACGGCGGGTTGTATTTTATGCATTACAAATTATGAAAAGACTCCTGAAGGATGGGTTGGAACCTACTCTCAGAAGGCCCTCGCGTTAGTGTGTCAGAAGTTTGAACAGAACCCTACGGGCAAACACTCGATTGAAATTGTCGGCGGGTATTCCGCCCAGGAGATGAGCGCATGATTCCCGATTTTCTTTTAAAGATTGTAGGACGCCGCATTGGCGACAAAATAAAACTACAGGAGAATTCAACAATGGAAAATAAAAAATGGTTTCAATCCAAGACAGTTTGGACCGCTGTCGTTGGGGGATTGCTGAGTATTTATACGGCTATCGGAACGATTCATCCTCTTCCGGTTATACCTGAGTGGATTTATACGTTGCTTGGGGCAATCGGACTTTATGGGCTACGAACGGCTGATTCAAAAATAAGCTAACGCCACGAACGCACATGGATGATATTTGCGATTTGGGCTCGACTCAGCGAAAACAGTTTCGCTTTTTCGTCCACAAATGCCGAATAGGAATTACGCAAATCGGATACCTGCTTTGCGGTTATCTTCGACAACGCACATTTCTCTCCCATATAAGCTCTACGTCGCTTTACGCAATCTCTCAGATTCTTAACTTGGGTCCCCAGTTCAAGGTGATCCGGATTCACGCAGGTTGGGTTATCACATTTATGGAGGACGAACATCCCCTTGGGGATTTCGCCTTTGTGGGTTGAATAAGAGAACCGATGGGCGTATACGTTTAATTTCCCAATTCGAAATTTTCCGTATCCGCTTCCGTTGTTGTATCCGGTCCATATCCAGCAGGATGAAGTCTTAATCAAATGAGCAAAGAAATAATCGGAGGGTTTATTCATACCATGATATTACAAACTAAAGTCGTCAGCACGAAGATCGGATAAGTTGCTGGATGGTGTCGGGGCGCGTTACACGGGAATGGACGTTAAGAAAGAAATGCAAAGTCCATAATATTCCGCTTATTGTCCAAGAAATAGCGCAAAAGCCATTTGCTTACGTAAAGCATTGCCCAAAGTGTCTGAATCGTGGTATTCGCAAGACCCGTTGACACGCTCTTTCCTATTAAAGCGCAGTATGGCGATAGGTCTGCGCGATATGAATGGAGTATAGATCGTGATATTGGGCTTTGGATTCCCATTCAATATCAGGGAGCGGGAGACCATAACGGAATTGATTTTGATTGCCCGATAGGAACGATTGTCAGGGCGATGTCAGACGGCATGATTGTCAGATCGCGCTATGAGAACTATTTAGCCTCAGACGATGGAGCCGGTCTATTCATTTTGCAGATTGTTACGCTTTTAGGCTATGACAGTTGGGTTTTAAAGTATTCGCACATTAAAGCGTCTTACGTGAAACCCGGGCAGGCCATTAAGCGGGGGGAAGCTATCGCAGAATCAGGGATGAGCGGGAACGCCATTTCACCCTATTTGCATGTGGATTTGATGAATCTGCATCGGCAGTGGCAGCCGATTCCGATTGAAAACTAAGAGCGCCTCCATGGCATGGGGCCGCCTTACCGTCGAGGTGGGGGTAAAGTAGGGCTAAATTTGTCCCTTTTGCTCGCCCAGCCCATAGATCGCATGTTCGCCAAATGCGAATAAGTACGTAATTCCATCTTCTTTGATCGTTTGGAGTTTAACGCGCAATCCATTTAGCTCTTCGAAGTTAACGACCGGGATTGCTCGTTCAAATATTTCGCTCATTCTCTCACCCTCCCGTTTATTGTAAACCGTCAAATATAACTTGCGCGTTGCTTTTAGGACTAAAATGGCTCGTGGGTAAGCTAGAGGCCCTTACCGCTTGGGCCGGGTTCCCTTCTAACACCCACGAGAAAATTCATCCAACCACATCCCCCAAAATTATGCCCGTAGAACTGGCTACGGGACTTTCTGCATCAGGCCAAGCGTGACGCGCGGCTACGCCTAGTTCGTAGCGCGAGACCCAAAATCGTGCGATTAGCTTCTAGGGATAGTTAGTCGGCCTAGTGGTTCTTGCGGATGTGATACATGAACCAATACAGCGATCCGCCTTGTTCTTTGCATTTAGGACACGGCCAGCCTTCAACGTCAATTATCATTGCCATCAACCTCCCAACAAGCGTTGTTGGCATCCGACGATCCTATTGCCAACATTCCGCATCAAATCTGACCGTTATGCTGTAAGTAGCTGTCTAGGCTATTTGTTTTCCGCGACGTACTTCACAATCAGTTCTGCCGTTTCTTCAATAACGGCGCACACAATTAGGGCCCCTAATCCAGTCCAAAAGAATAGGCGATCATGAAAGTAGTGGTAGCCAGTAAAGGCCCCAAGCACGGCGGTCATTAAAGTTCTCACTGAGATACCTCCAAAGTGGTCCCGCTGGACCTGTGTTGGCAAACTGCATTTAATCGCGTAACTAGCTTCTAGGGCTTCTTACGCTTTTGTTGCTTTTTTGCTCTGGCAACCTTACTTTTGAGAACCTTTTTTACTGCCGACAATAGCTCTCTCAGATCGTCGATAGACCATCGTTTGTAGTCATGCCCACAACGGCACGGAGTTTCCCAACATTTTTCGCAGTCGGACATAGACATAATTCCTCCTTGCCAACAAGTATCCAACAACGTGATATTTCATCGACGGTAACATCTGCCAACAGACCCCATGAAAAGCGTGTAAGTAGCGTGGAGGGCTAATCCGCTACTGGTTCATATGTGGCTTCAAAGATGTCCGGCTTACATGGATACTTTTCGCCCTTTACGCCAGTTATGATCCAATCCCCTGCGCTGACATTTAGAGGCCCTTCTAGTGTTGTTACACGCCATCCATACCAAGTATTTTTATAGCCCTGCGCGTCCTCGGTATGCTTCTCGATGTATTCTTCGACCCCTTCTGGGTGCGGTTTCTTATCCGGCCAAAATTGGGTCGCTTCAATTACTACGGGTTTTTTGCGGTATTTCATGCTTTGGCTCCTGTTGGGTATCTGCTGGCAACTCAAAAGACGCACCACGATTTATCTATTCCGACGGCAAATTCCTGTAACTATCTTCTAGGACTTCTCAAGCGATCACGTTTTACCTGTACCAGCTATACAGTTTTCGTCTAGGCCTTTAGACTTGCCAACAAATACCCAACGCATCTACTTTTTCCCGTCGATACCTTTGCCAACAGACCTTTTACGTTTTCGGCCTTTGCCATACAAAGCCTCAAATATACGCATTAAAGCGTCACCGTCCCTAATAGCGGCCTTTTGAGCCCTATCAATGAATCGGCTCACTTCGTCGTCGGTGTACTGAGTGCTTACAAGCTTTTTGATTTGCTTCTGAAGTTCCTTGAGTGTCATACTTTTATCTCCAATCAGCTTCTAGGGCTACTTAGCTGTAAGAATTCTCAACAAGCCGAGGAGCACAATAAAAACCCCAAGGGCCGTTTCAGACGGTGGTTTCATAAAATCTCCTTAGTATCTCCTGGGCTACTTTGGCTTAACCGGAACCCATAAGCCCATCTGTGCTTGAATCGCACAGCCAGAACAATGTTCCGGCGTATGGTACTCTTCGTAAGTTAGTTCTTTGTTTTCATCCATTGCCATCACACCTCCCCTATTTCCCCTCACCGTTGGCAAGTGCCAACAATGCGGATTTGGCGATTTCATAGGCATATGCCACAGGTGCGGGATATCCGGACTGTGGGACGCCGAGATTTTTCGTCACCTGCTCCAGTGCCTCTTTCGCAAGAGCTAGTTTCTCCTGTGCCGTCGATAGCTGTCTCATTAATTCATTGATTCGCGCCGAATAGGCTTCTTCCATACCCATATAGTAACCATGTCCCATGAATTTAGGTTCGCTCATTTCCCCGCCGCCCCTTGAGGGCTGTCTTTGCCCGAAACCTTGCGCCATGCGTCTATAGCCTGTAAGGCAAGACCATCATCTTCCTCATCACCGTCATAGATCATTCCCGATTCTTGATGGAGCTTTAAAAGCTCGGCGCAGTATTCCGCCGCTTCCAGCCGGGCGATGAGGGCATAAACTTCCGAAGGGCTTAGCTCTATATCGCCCAGATACTCCCCTCGATTAGCTTGGTCTAGTGTATTTTTCAACTGCTTCAAATCGTCATTGGTAAATACTCCGAAACCGTCGTGTGATTTCATTCCATCTCTCCCTTGCCGCTGGATTTAAGCGCGCGAATACTCGCAGCAAGCTGCTCGTGGTCACAATCCGTCGTATAGGTGTTTCCAGGCGTGGCCTCAATATCAAGCGCCGCTTCCTCCAATCGCTCATCCGCGTACGCTTCCAACGCCGAAATAATAGCCTTCTTGGCCGTTAGATTCCACAGATCGGGGACGCTGCCCATATACAGCACTTTGGCCAATTCGTCACAATAGGTTTCGGCGGATTTCATTTGCTACCTCTTTCCGTCGTGCGGGCGCGAATCTGCGTCGCAATGGCATCACCGCATCCGTCATTATGGTAATCGTCGGATAAGTTTTCGGCCACCTTCGCGCAAGCCTCGCGCTCCTCTTCAACTCCCCGCCTATACGCCGCCTCTATCGTCTCATGCCCCACATTGCAAGCGTGACCGTCGAGAAATCCTTTGTCGTAAGCTGCTTTGTAGAGGTCGTCTGAAGTACGTGGGTCCCGGTCGGCATTAATTGCGGATTGAATTTCGGCGGCGATCAGCGCATAGGTCTCTTCTCGTCTTTCAGGTGTATATTCCAGCCATAAGGGTATTCTTTGCGCGCGTTCGGATGGGGTCATTTATTTATGCTCAAAAAAAGCCTTCTCCCGTGTTCGAAGTGTGCCGTTTCTGTTTGTTCCCCGGGAGAAGGCAAAGTTATTCGCCGCCTTTGGCTAGAATCCATTCGCGAACGTTGATGCCCATTTTCTTGGCGTACTCGCAAATTCGCTCGGCTTCTTTAAGCCGATTGATCAACCCTTCGATCTTCCACATCGCCCAGCCATGCTCTACTTTCTCGGCCAGGTGACGCTGGAGATCGAAAAGATCTTTGTCCGTAAATGTCACCGAGGAAAATGTCCCGGGAAGATCAAATTGATCATCCACAGGACAGCGGCGACAATGACCAGAATATGGATCATCTTTTTAACATCAACATTGATCCAGGGCATTGCATCAACCGCCCACAACAACAATCCTACGATCAGTAGCGTTACTACCATGTAAACAATGAGACTCAGCATGATGGGGCTCCTTTTTCCGTCTCGAATACCTTCTTTAAGAAAACGTGAACATCCCAATCCTTTAATTGCTTAGGCGTGAACCGAAAAACGCGCCAACCCATAAGTCCCGCTTGGTTGTACTTCTCCATGTCAGACATCATTCCAGGACCCCTAGAGTGCCTTCCGCGCACCCATATCCCGCCTTCGATCTCGACAGCGACTTTCTCTTTTAACCAGGCGTAATCGAATCTAAAACGCCTTCCCGGCCAGAATTTATATTCAGTGATAGGTTCAGGAAGTCCAAAGGCGGTCCAGTTCACTAACTAAGTCCGGCCTTCCAAAATTGGTTGTCCTTATCTGAAACGACAATCGCGCAATCCTCACATCTCGGGATTCCTTCAACTTGCAGAATGACCTTTACGAGCCGTCTGCATCCCGGGCAGTCGTACGTTATTTCTTGTTCACGCATGGCGCTACTAGATCTCCTATCATCGGTGGGCAGATGTACGTCCCGTTCCTCCGAATGAGAATGTCCGCAATAATCAGACTTTCCAGCATCAAATAACAGTAAGTACGAGATACCGAGAAACGCTTCGCTAAGCCAGACGCATCCATCGGCAAGAATCCGTAAGGCACGTTTTCGCGCAGAAGGGGCAACAGTTTGTTGAAGAAGGCATGAGTTTTCATATCGCATAGTTGGAGGTGCTCCTCTAGGGTCATCTCAACGATTTATAAGTCTCACCGTCGGATGGTTGATCGGGATCTTTAGCAGGCGGCGCTTTAGGCACAAAAAGCAAAATCAGCTTATCGTCAATCTTTAGATCTGATAATTTGATTTCTTCTTTTCCGCGGCCCAAGATCACATCCGCATCAATCTTGACCGTGATGAGGTCGCCTTCTGAATTTTGGATTGTCACCGTCGATGTCTTGCCATTAATGGCTTTAACCGTGCCTTTAAAGCGCGACCATAAAACGTCAGAACCGTAAACATTGGCAGCAAATAAAACACTTAGCATTAACAGTTTTTTAATCATGCGAATCTCCCTTGTCCCGACGAATCAAACTCCAGCAGCTTGTAAACGTTGTCCGATGCTTTCTCCGCCTTCTCACAAACAATCGCGTACCCCTCTTTGCGAAGTTCTGAGAATCGGCTGGTGCATTTGTAGCCGATGCCTGAAGGGTCACTCAGAAACTCGCCGAGCGTGGCGCGGTTATTGTGAGATCTGAAAAACTGAAGGATCTTTTCTTTTTGGTTCATGCTGTTTGTAACTCCGCTATTGGCATTGGTCCGGTGTAGTTCATCGCCGCATACGTCTCCCAGGCATGTAATTCGTTATGGTCCGGCTGGCTTAATCGCAATTCCTGCACCTCGTATAATTTCCAAAGCCTGGACATCGCCTCGCAATCCGCCTCCGACAGCGGTTTCGGCTTTAGGTGGAACATGCTGCAAATCTCGAACCCCTGGAGATAGCGCCCGGGGGGGAGTGATTGGTTCTCGAACGCCCATAGCTTCTCGCGCTCTTTTTGCGATAGCTGCATACTCAGAAATGCCCGTGCCACCATTGGTTCCATCTTTGCCTCCCGTGTATTCGATCCAGTCGCGCCAATTGTTAAACCAGGTTGAGCCCATCTTGATGAACTGCTCGTCGATCTTTTTGTCGTGGATGTACCGCTTGTAATTGTCTAGAGCGACTTCGATCAGCCGGTATTCCCCAGGATTCCGCACTGAGGCCTTGAAATGCTTCTCCGCTTCCTTGCGCCCTAGCCGTTTCGGGTATCGGCTCCAAATCTTTTCGAATGCCGCGCCAGCAAAAACACTCTTTTGCACCGGAGGTGCATCGGGCTGGAGGTTAGGGGTTAAGGGTTGAGGGATAGGGGAAGAGGGAAGAGGCCGGGCTAGACTGGTGCTAGCACTGTGCTTGCCTGGTGCTGGTATGGTGCTAGCACCTTCCTTTACATGAGGATTCTGGTGCTTTTCAAATTTGATAATCTGGATATAACGAATTCCATCCACTTCATAACGCTGTATGAACGGGTCGTGACCTGCATGCAGTTGGTCAAGCACTGCATTGACATCAACTTTGTAGTAGGGGAAGATTTGCGACTTGATGCGTAGAGGTCTATCTTCAAGCCGCCCTGCTCTATCTGCTAGGGTCCAAAGACCCGCATAGAGCAACTGTGCTTCCATGCCAAGTTCGGCCAAAAATTCATTTTGAAAGAATCCGGGCTTGAGGTTTCGGGCTCTCGCCATTAGGCTAGTGCTTCAACTTTCGCTTTGCGTTTATGCGAAAGCTTCCAGCGACAATAACGAAGAACGTCTATGAATAGGGAGGCGGGGACCTCACTATGGTCGGGGCCGATCTTTGGATCACCATCGCCAATAATTTTCAGGTATCGGCGTCCTTGGATACGATGAGCGCCGTTATGTTCTTCCCAGGCAATTTGACCGCCCGCCGTTTGCAATTCAACAGCCGGGTCTATAGATTTCCCCGTTTTCAAATCCCAAATTTCTAATTGCCCTTTGTACTTGACGATCAGATCGATCGTGGTGCAGTAGTCGTGCAGTTCGCTGTAGCAAGCTATTTCGGAGGCGATGATAATGAGGTCGTCTTTATTGTCGACCAGGATCTTTCGATAATCGTCGAGGTAGGGCTTAATCACAGGATCGACGCTTGAATCATCTAATGCGTCATCGTTAATTAGCTTTACGCCTAAATGAACAGCGTTCCCGCGCTCTGCATAAAATGGGTCGGTTTGTGAATGATCGCGACTTGCCCCGGTAATCGCTAGGATGTCCGTGTTGTGCAGAACATCGGTGCGGCCATTAACGGAAACTATTCGGCCAAATTCGTTGGTTACGATTTCAGCCATTATTCGCCCGTCTGTCCGAATTCGATTTCCGGGCCGCCCTGGCTATCGATCCACTTAATCACCGCGTCCATCTTTGTCCAAGGCAAATCAGCGGTATGCTCAACGCCGTGAACATTGGTTAGGTAGGCTTTGAAATCGTCCGTATTAATGCCCGCCGCTTTCGATTTGGCGAACAATAATTTGCGCTGCTTGTCTGAGATGGTCCCAGGCTTTTTGATCGGTTCTTGGGCGGCAAAAGCGGTTTCATGGGCCGTGGGTTGGGCTTTAGCAACAGACTTTGGCATCGATAAAGCGGGGCGGTCTTCAACCATCTCTTCCGCCGGGCAAGATTCATATCCGGCCATGGCCATAATCCAAGAAAAAGAGAGTCGGAAGGCTTTGCCGGTCGCCCGCGTCTGGGCCATGGATTTAATCGTGTATTCATCACGGCTGCGCCAATTCGCCTCTTTGGAGGAGCAAACCGCCTCGCCTGCGCCGACAAGTTGGCCCTTCATCGTGTAGAGTTCAACGCGGGATTCGTAAATGATCTCGTCTTCCCGTTCGATGCGCTTGGAATAAATGGAGCGGGGGAACACGCCTAGCATCGCCCCCATCGTGGCCCAGCCGTCGACATAGACATGCTTCTTCTGTCCGATAACTTTATAGAGCTTCTTCGATTCGATGATGGGCGCGAGTTGATTGGAAATCGCCGTTGCCCGAGCAATGACGTCTTCAGTCCCGAATATGCTTGGCGCTTCGACGATTTCGCCGGTTTCTTTGTTGACTAGTTCCGTTGTCATAGATCCCTTTCTTTTTCGTAGAGTTCGCGCTGGAGGGCGTGGTAGCAGGCCGGGCAGATGCCGTCTTTAGCTTCAGACTCGTCATAAACTCCGTGAACGTCACAGGTGAGTTCCATGTCCTCTTCATAGTGAGGGGTGTCGCACAGGAATCTTCGGCAATCGTGGGCCCGTTTCATTTGCCATGGATCGAGAAATGGAAATACCAGCTTAAGAGTCGATCGGCCTTTGCGTAATTCCACTTCTCCATGGCCGCGCGATAGCGCCGTCCAATGCCTTGCCGGATTAAGGCGGGGTTATTTAGGTTTGTCGGCATTGGCCCGCTCCAATCCCTTGCGCAGGAGGGTGTTGTCTTTAATGAATCGGGATTCATCTTTGACATCGCCATAGAATTCGCAGAATCCGACCACAACAACAACGAGCGCCAAAACAGTCATCACGATAAGGACACCGGAAATAATCGCCCCAGCCATGAACCCTCCCGTTTCTGGTTAAAGACTTAAACGGCTGCCGTTGTGACGCCCAATCCCATCTTTTCCTTAAGCAGGATGAATGCATACAATGCCCTTGGCCGTATGCGGATAAGTGTTCCAATGCGAGAGGCGGGGAGTTTTCCTTCTTCGGCGTAGTGGTATACGGTAGAACGGCCACACTTTAACTTCTCAGCAACTTCCTCGGGCTCCATCATTTCCAGGTCGCCCTTTACGTCTTCCATCGACATCCCATTAACTTGCGTTAAGATCTGCTGCACGAGCGACTCGTCTGTGTCCATAATCATTCAATCCCCCTCCATATAGTCCAGTGGTTTCCCCTATTGCCCCTAAATGCGCCATGTGGTAACATCCCCAAGTGGTCCCATGACTATCCGTCCCCAAGTGGTCCAGTTGGTCCGGATTATTCCCCAATGGGTCCACGCATGTCAAGCAATTATTTATTTTTTGTGAAAAACGGGGCTGTTCCCGTCTAAGAAAAAGCGAGGGGAGAAAAATGGCGGAAGCCAATCGCAAAGCTGCATCGCGGAGAGTTCGTCTTTTAGAGTCGACGTGCCAAGCGCTCGAAAAGCGCATGGCCGAGATGTATCGCGACCATGAGGACATATCCCCGTTTGTGGAATGGGTGCTGAAGATTTATCTCAATGGGGGATTTGAAAGCAACGCGCCAGCGGAACCGGCGAGGACTGTTACTTTAGAACGGATTGAACGTGACTCCAAACGAAAAACAGCCTGAAGAAGATTTGAAAGGGCTTTTATCGCCCCGATTGCTTACCATTTTGCAGCATCTGGCTGCTGCTGATCGCCGTTTGCCTCTGCAAGAATTGATTTGGTTAATCGAAGCCTACGCCAACGGGCAACTTAAAAACATGGGGGACGACTGTGTTAATCCCCGTATAGCCCAAAGTTCCCTAACTTCCGAACCGGTCTTTGGTCAGGTATCGGTATCCCGAATTCCTGGCAAAGTTTCACAGTCAGACTCCACGCGCTCGACTCCCACACGGTAACATGAACCGCAATAGATTTTTGTTGCAGCTCATCCCACCGCTCAAACCCTAAATTAAAAATGTCTTCATTTTCCACTGTAAGGCCCCCCTCCAGCTTTGTTCCTGGTCAGACCTGCACTGACCAGGAGATACAGAAATTACCACTTACATGCATAGAAGGCAAGCGATTTGCAGTACCAAAACACATACAGGACAAGGGAGGGACTGGCGATGGCATGGATACTGGAAAAACGCAACAAGTTAGGGCAGCCGAAATATTGGATACGAGACGTTAGATACGGACGGCAGGTCGTTATTGAGGTTCCAGATTATGTAGATCGTGCCTATGCTGAACGGATGCTGGAGCAATACAAGTCGCGCATGAAATTGGAAAACCACGGCTACGATGATCAGTATGCCCAGCCCCTTGAGGACGCCAAACAAATCAAAAAATCGGAGGATTCATCAAATGGCATGGATTGAGAAACGCACTAATTGGCGGTTAAGGGATCGTATCGATGGGAAGGATCAGACGATCATTCGCAACCTTGGCACTTGGAAGGCGCATGCAGCACTTTGGTTATTGGAATACAAAAAAGCAAAAGGATTGGGATTTTGCCCGGCTGGACTTCCAATCCAGCCCTCGGACATTACCGAATTCATAAAAGCCAAGGCCGAGGGCAGGGATCCCGCCCAGCATTTACGTCGAATTCCCATCGAAGCATTTGCCGATTTTTATCTCATGAAGCATGGGCCATCGCTTAAGGGCGGGGTGCAAAACAGCAGCCGCTCGAATTACTATGGCCGTAAAAAATGGGTCGAAGGCGTCAAACGCTTCTGGAATGGGAAATATGCCGATGAGATCACCAAGCTTGATGTCCGCGATTATCTCGCACAGTGGGCCAACGTAGGCACCATTATGCGCAATCTGGGGACCATGACAAATATGTTCCGCGTCATGGCTGAATATAACGAAGAAGGCATTATCAATCCTCCGATTAAATTGCCGCCCTATAACCCAGGAACCAAATGGCGCAAGGAAATGAAGTCTTCAGATAAACGCGAGGTAGCCGATGATCGAGTTCTTTCTCGGGATGAGTGGTTGCAGTTTTCCCAGCATCTTAAGCCTAGAACATTTGCGATCTGTGATATTGCCTTGCGCCGTTTCTTTCGCGTGTCGGAAATCCGGGAATTTGCCAAGGCCAAAACATCCCAGGGATGGATACGGGGACGGCAAGCCAAGACCGGAGAACAATATAGCGTGCCCCACATGGAAGGGCAACTCGCGAAATATGATTTCACAAACTTTAGGCGTGAGTTCAAGGCGGCGCAGATACGGGCAGGAATGGACCACCCGTCCGGTCATCCCATGCACTTTAGCATTAAGGACCTGCGCCGGACGGGAGCGACATGGGCCTACCGGGAAACCAAGGATCTAGTCAGTATTAGTGCCATGCTGGGGCATAAGAAGATTCAAACTACTATCCGCTACCTAAAAATCGATGATACGGACAAAATCCGCATTGCTAAAGTAGTAGATCGTATAGCAGGGCGAGTTTACGGAAAGCAAGGCACTTTGGTAGACTCACAGGAAAGATATGCGTAAGTATAGAGCGGTAAAAATTCCGGAGTATCTCTGCCTTGAGTTGGAAAGCATAATGGCACGGGATGACTTAAGTGGGTCATTCACCGAGCTTCTATCAGAGGTCGTGAAAAAAGGTCTGGAACCCCTTAAATCAGACAAGCCTACCGAAATAGTCAAGGTTTATGGGCATCGGCCGCGTTACCCTTCATGATTTTCGCCCCGTTAGCTCAGTTGGTAGAGCGCTACATTGACATTGTAGAGGTCACAGGTTCGAGTCCTGTACGGGGCATTTTTTTGGAAAACACTCCACCGGCACTCCCCTGAAATTCCGACATTGACGGAAGGTTGTTCCCTTGACATGGCGAATCCGACTTTTCGACCATTTTTCAGACGACAAATGATGCATTATAAGTGGTCAAATGCAATTCCGTGGCACCCAAGTGGTCCATATGGTCCACCGCATAGTGTCTGTTTTCGACGTAAACTCCACCGGCACTCCCCTGGATCTAGATAGGGCTATGGTTACTTGATGGGGGGTTTCTTGCGCTGCGGCCAAGGCGGGGTATGATCAGACACAATGCTTTTCCCGGTCAGTTGTTCTCCGGTCATGGGGTCTAAGTTATATAGGCGATTAATAGCATCATTCACCATGGCGGAAAAATTGCCCGCGTAATACTCATCGGCCAATTTCTGAAGATTGTGCAGACGAATTAAGGGATCGCTCCCTTTAATGTAGATTTTCTTCGAAATTTCCACCGGCTTTACCCCTCCCTGGGCAAGAAGTTAAAGCCGAAAACGGCTTAAACCTCTACAAGCGCCGATATGCGCAATATGCCAAATAGCAATCGAGGCATAACTCCACATTTTCAACTATGCAAGGCTTAATCGTCGATTGTGGGCATTTCCACTCTTTTCCACACTTCTCGCAGTGATGCGAATGATGGCGTCGGCGGAAGAACACTAGCATGAAAATAAGCCCTCCTTATGGCCTGTCCAGACCTGACCAGGCATACGGAGAACATAACAGGCGTCTGCTTATATTGCAATCAGGGCAAATGTCCTATATGGTCCAGGAGGGCCGATTGGCTATTTAGCGGATTTGCGATGCTTCTTTGGCCATTCGGGAACTGGCGGGGGAGCAACGACAGATCCGCCGCCTTCTAGCCCTGTATCGGGATCGAGGTCGTAGACTTTATTTAAAGCGTCATTGACCATGGCCGAGAAGTTCCCATGCCAATACTTTACGGCTAATGCTTTTAAATTATTAAGTCTTCTGGTTGGATCTGATGCCTTAACGTAGAACTTTTTTGAGTCGGTCGCCATAATAAATTGCCCCTTGTAATGGAATTACTGAAGGTTCAGCAACAATGTGCCCATGATAATTTAATTCACCTCTCTTATGTACCCATCGATCATTAAATCGATAGGACCAGGAGGTGGTGCGGGAATCGTTGCGGTAGATGGCGGAGTAGTGGTACTTCCTCCGCCGCCTCCTCCGCCTATTACCGCTGTTGTAGTGGTGGTGGTCGTGGTGGTGGACCCCCCGCCGCCATTACCGCCGCCATTAAAGCAGTCAGCCGGGCAATTGGTCTCATCTTCGCCGCTGTCGCAGTTCCCATCGCCACACGTTGCGCAGGGCCCATTAACCGTACAAACCTCCGCGCCGCAATTGGCTGCATCGCACATTCCCGCCATGGGGGAGCATTCGCCTTCGCAGATTTTATAGAAGTTATTACAGGTGTTTCCGGTGCATTGCAGCGAACACCAGTAGGTCCGGACACAGGAATAGGACACTCCAGAATCACAATAGGTCCTATTGCCACACGGGGTTTCGAGCCCAAAATTCCATGTGTTGCAATCGCTATCCGTTGCGCACCCGACGGCCCAGAGATTAGAGCTAAGGCATAGAAGCAAGGCGATATTTTTAAGCTGTCTATATTTCTGCGAGGCGTACTTTGTGAGCGGTCCGGCATTTACAATAAGACCATTAATCGTTTTAATCATTTCTTCCGTATGAAAGATGATTCCGGCTACTTCGCGCTGAAGGTTCGTGTTATAGGTTTCTTGCGCTTGAAGAATTAAATCCTTTGCTTCATTGCGGGCCACAATTAATTCAGCCATGATGCGCACTAGTCGCGCCGCGGGGGTATAAGATCTCATTAGTCCCCCCAGGACGGCCAACGTGTTTTGGGTTTACCGGCGTAGGGCTGGCTTGCGCTCCAGGGCATATCGAGCTGTTCGCGCATGGCCTTGTACATCCAATGTTCGCTAAAGTCGCCTTTGTAGCGGACAGGCAGCAATTCCATTTGCCAGCGGGGCATATCAATCTCGCCCCAGATAAACTCTCCGTCTGCGTCTACGGCAATCACAATGGGTTGGCGGCGCTCAATCATAAAGACCCCCGGATATGTGCAACGTAGAGATTCCAATGGTGAATGGCCTCTTCTAGCGTGTCGCCCTTGGCCATATGCCCATGCTCGGCGCATTCGACGAGCCAGGCGTCATGCTCATCTGTCGTTAGCGTCGGCGCTTTGTGGCAGGTCGGGCACAGGCTTTCTTGTTTGGTATCCATATGATATATATATCCCATGGATATACCATATGCAAGTAGAAAGTTAAGGGAGGGGAAAGAAAGTTTTAGTCGTTAATTTTTGCTAAGAGGTGGCGGAGGTATTCGGAAACGCGCATCCCGTGTTTTTGGGCCAGTGATTCTATGCGCTTTTTCTCGGAGTCTGAGACGCGGAGGAGGATCTGCTTATTACGGGTGCGATTATCAGGGGACATGCGCTAGTCATATCATAAGGATATACCCTAGGCAAGGGGGAACTCAACGCGACGTGATCGTGGTTATTGAGTAAGAAGAATATCCCGGGGATAAAACAATGGTATGCGCCCCATCAGAATACGATGCTTCAAAAGCATTGATGAATCCAACGGTATTGTTTCCTACATATATATTCCTATTCGGGATCGATGTGTAACATGGAGTCAAGCCTGTAACTTGGGCGCATTGAGCAGACGGAAGGCTATCGGCACACACGGCATTTCGGCAAAGATTAACAGCGATGGTGTCCCCCGGAAAATTGTCTTTGTCATAAACAACCGAGACGTTTTGAATGCAGGTCGATCCACAGCCCGTTAACGCATCAATAGATCCGCTGACTGTTTTTACTACCGTTGCGCCTTGCCCGGGGATTAAACTTGTCGCCGTCGTTCCGTCTTCATTCTTGCGATGGCAACCAATGCATAGAAGAGTTGCCACAAAAACGACGGATAATTTGTTCATAGGGCTCCTTTATGGGGCATATGACTCTTGCAATAAATGACGCTGTCCTCTGTTAGCAGGCCGGACTTGCCTTTGCCATAACTAATCACTATGTATCCACAGGGCTTGTTATGCCGGATGGCCTCGCCATCGTGGCATTTGCACTTACAATCGATGCCTTTATGTCCACCATCGTCGTCGGACTGACACGCCTTTAGGCGACAGGGAATCATGGCTTATTTGCCTTCCGCTTTGGCGATGGCTTGCTCTGCGCGTGTTGTTAAATCAGGATTGTCTGCATTCAAAGATAATCGATCCTCAAGTAGTTCCTTGGCAATAGCCAACAATGCCTCATGCGCGTTGACGGCACGGACGATGAAGGCGGCATTGGCCTTAGCCTCCTTTGCCAATAAAGAGCCATCCGGCGTAGTGCAAGTTTCAGCTATGCGATGAGTAGGAATCCCAGGTGTATAGATGTACCAGGGGGTCTGCTCACCTAGATGCCACGGCGTCGGCGTATGGTTCATGATTTTCCGTCCGCTTTGGCTAATGCGGCTTGCACCGTCGGGATTACGCATCCTGGCTCATGTCCTGTAGATATTATGGCCTCACAAACTCCACAATTGCCTTTGGGGTGATCGAAATAATAGAGGACCTCTTTTAAAGCTTCCACCAACTCCGGCGCGGCGGCATGTAATGCGCAATGACTGATCTCTTCGGCCTCTACGGCGTCTGATAGCCGGATACCGCGGCAAAAGCATTTAGTGGGCATGTTAGGCGACCTCCTGTTCGGCTTTTGAGTGGGCGAGTACCCCTTTGAGTGTGTCATAAACTTTCTGGGCGGCATCGAGCCCGCTAAATGTGAGGGAAAAATAATCCATGCCATTTCCTGATTGTTGGGCTGTGACTTGATATCCGGTCCCAAAATCCCACAACCGAACGAATGAGCGCACATAGAAAATATCGTCCAAGTCTTGCCCCTGTTTTTCAACAATTTCCCGGTATCCTAGAAGCATTGGGGATTTCATATTGTGACCTCCTTGTTGAGTCTTTCTTTCCATACTACAGCATAACAGATTAACAATGCATTGTCAATAGGATAATGTAATTATCGTCATTATTAGCCTTTAGGCCTATATTGACAACAGCAATGCATTGTGATATATATAAGGTATGCAATGCGCTGAATGTAAGAAGGAATTTAAGGCCATTAAATCATGGCAACATTTCTGTTCCGTGGAATGCCGTAACAGGCTCCATGCGAAGGTTAGGACGGCGATGAGGCGAACGTTGAGAGGTCATAAGCCAGCGATCGTAAAAGGGGAATTTAAATGATTAAAACAATCGTGGTTCTTTTATTGGTTTCAGGCAATGCGATGGCGTTGAGTTGCTCGGCTTTATTTGACCGTGGCACCACTGAGTATCTTGATTGTTTGGAGTCCAACCAACGCAACCAGCAGGCGCAGGCGCGAGTCGATGCGATGGCCAATCAAATCGCAGCGGATGACCGGGCCCAACAGGCCAACGCTACTGTTGAGGATCAGGCCTTGATTCATCCCCACACGATGCAAATGCCGTCCATGAATGGCAATCAATATTAATCAGTTATTAGAAGCGTAGAGCATTGAAGGGGGATAAGTGAAGGTATTGAACGAATACCCAACGCATCACACAT